AGGCGCTGGACGAGACTCTGGTGAAAAAGACCCTACGGTGCAAGCCCTAGGATTTGGTTCTCAGATTTACGGTGCTCGTGCCGACCTGATTATCCTAGACGACGTTGTGATGAACTCAAACTCCCACGAATGGGAGAAGCAAATTGAATGGCTTCAAAAAGAAGTTATCACACGTTTGGGGCGACACGGAAAACTGCTTATAGTTGGAACCCGTGTTGCGCCCGTAGATTTATATAAACAAATACGAGATGGCTCAAACTGGACTGGTGGCAAATCGCCATTTACATACTGTGCAATGCCAGCAGTTTTAGAGTTTGACGAGAATCCAAAAAATTGGAAAACCCTTTGGGCTAAAACAGATAGAGCCGAAGGTGACCAAGATGAAGTGGACGAAAATGGACTTTATCCAAAATGGGACGGACCCGCGTTATTTACAAGGCGGTCTGAAGTTGCTCCGAGTGTCTGGGCTATGGTCTACCAGCAAGAAGACGTCACAGAAGACGCAATCTTTTCACCAAGCGCAGTCGCAGGTTGTGTCAACGGAATGCGAAAGCGTGGACCGCTAAAGCCTAACGCCCCTGGTCACCCAAAGAATGTTGAAGGTTATACCATCATTGGTCTTGACCCCGCTATGGCAGGTGCTACTGCAGCGGTAGCGGTTACTTATAACCGTGCTGATGGAAGAATTTATATTTTAGATTGTGCCAATATGACCGAACCTACACCTATGAAGATTCGGGAATTAATGGAAGAGTGGGTGCTGAAGTACAAGCCCCAAGAACTACGTATTGAGATTAACGCTCACCAGAAGGCTTACGCCTTAGATGATGAATTAAGAAACTGGTTGGCTGCTCACGGTTGCCAATTAAACTCACACTTTACTGGCAAGAACAAATGGGATACTTCCTTTGGTGTAGCGTCTATGGCAAGTTTATTTGGAACTACCCGTGACGGTAGATTCCAGGATAATAACCTGATTGAACTACCAAGCAACGAAGGTTCTGAAGGTCTTAAGGCGTTAGTCCAGCAATTAATTACCTGGAAGCCTGAGACTAGAAATGCTACAGACTGTGTTATGGCTTTATGGTTTGCGGTTATCAAGGTTCGTGAGTTAATGCAAAAAGGTTCAAAGTTAACTCAGTATACAAACAACCGCTGGGCTACAAGACAGCAAAGACAACAACGTTACAGCATTAACTTAGATGACGCTATTGCAGAGCAATGGCAAGAAACTTACGGTTAGGATACAAATGGCATTATCAATTGAACAAATTTCAGCAAGAGTTGCCTCACTACGCTATCGTGCTGTAGACCGAGACACTCGTGCCCAAAATGTTCTTGCAGTTCGCAAAGGCGACATTGCTTCCGTCTATCCTGATTTTTTTCCAGAGGGCGTTGACGCTAACGTAGTAGCAAATTTTGTTGACATTGTAGCCCGTGACTTGTCAGAGGTTATGGCACCGCTTCCTGCGGTTAACTGTTCTGCAGCAAATGCTGTTAAAGACCGTGCCCGTAAATTCGCAGATACCCGCACACGTATTGCATCAAATTATTTTTCTCATTCCGACCTATCAGTTCAGATGTATTCTGGTGCTGACTGGTATTTAACATATGGTTTCCTCCCGTTCATCATTGAACTGGATGAAGAAGCAAAGATGCCACGTATCCGCCTAGAAAACCCAATAGGTGCTTACCCTGAGTTTGACCGCTACGGACGCTGTGTTGCATTTGCTAAACGATATATGATGACGCTGGGCGAACTTGTTTCGTTATTCCCTGAGTACGAGTATCAACTCCTAGGCAAACTACGCTATGAGCAAGACCTTAACTCTCAGATTGAAATGATTCGTTACTATGACAAAGACCAGTCTGTCATCTATCTACCTACTAAAGATAATCTGATTTTATCACAGGCTAAGAACCCACTTGGTAAAATGATGGTACTTGTAGCCCGTAAACCATCTGTTGATGGTGAAATGCGTGGTCAATTTGATGACATCCTCGGCATCCAATTGCTTCGCAATCGTTTTGCATTGCTTGCTATGGAGGCAGCAGAGAAATCTGTCCAGGCTCCTATTGTTTTACCAGCAGATGTTAATGAGTTGCAACTTGGTGGAGATGCGATTATCCGCACACAGAACCCTGCGGGTGTTCGTCGTGTAGAACTTACATTGCCACAAGGTGCATTTACTGAGCAAACATTACTTAACCAAGAAATGCGAGTGGGTGCTCGTTATCCAGAGGGACGTACTGGAAACATTGATGCATCTATCGTTACTGGTCAAGGTGTACAGGCTCTTATGGGAGCATTTGATACACAGGTTAAATCAGCACAAGCAATCTTTGCGAGCGCATTACGAGATGTTATTCAAGTATGTTTTGAAGTTGATGAGAAGTTATTCCCTGCAGAAAAGACAATTCGTGGTGTAGATGCTGGTTCACCATATGAGATTACATACAATCCAGTAAAAGATATTAAGGGCGACTACTCTGCAGATGTTCGTTACGGTATGTTGGCTGGTCTTAACCCAGCACAGGGACTTATCTTTATGCTCCAGGCACTTGGTGGTGGCTTAATCTCTAAAGATTTGGCTATGCGTGAGTTGCCATTTAGCGTAAACGTAACACAAGAACTAGAAAAGATTGAAGTTGAAAGTATGCGCCAAGCATTACTTGGTTCTCTAACAGCATACACACAAGCAATTCCTGCAATGGCTACACAAGGCGGAGATGCTTCTGCAATTGTTAAACAAATAGCAGAGGTTATTAGAATGCGCCAACGTGGTATGACTCTTGAAGATGCAATTCAAGAAGTATTTACACCAGCCCCAGCCCCTGCAGAACAAGTTCCTCCTGTTGGGGCTACCCCTTCTATGGTTGAGCAACCGTCCCCTGCTCCCGCTGGTGTCCTAACAGGAGGCGCTCTTCCGCCTGAAGTAACAGAGGGTGGACAAGCAGCGCCAGACATTATGAGTATTCTTTCAAGCCTAACATCAGGTGGCGAAGCGAACGCAAGTGTAAGAACAATCGCAAGAAGATAATTAAGTGGGGGACTATGACTGCAATTGTTGGCATTCAGGGTAAAGGCTGGGCTGTTTTAGCAGCAGATACTATGACTACATACATAGATAGACCGTATGTAGCCAAGGGTTGCGACAAAATAGTTAAAGTTGGTGAGTATTTAGTTGCAGTTGCAGGTGATGCTATTGCTGGAGACATACTTAACAACCTCTGGCAGCCACCTAAAGTAATTAAAACGCAAGACCCAGATAGATTTATGATGATTAGAGTGTTGCCATCTATAAAGCAGACTCTAACTGAAGCAGGTTATGACCCAGGACCTAAGACTAAGTCTGATGATGACTCTGGTTGGGACGCATTAATTTGTTTTAATGGAAAATTATTTCAAGTTAGTGATGATTATGGTTATATGCGAGACGATAGAGGCTTATACGGGATAGGTTCTGGTGGTGGAATAGCGCTTGGAGCGTTAGCATCAATGGATACCGAGATAAAAACCCACGCTAAAGCCTCAAGTGCTGCTAAGAAGTCAATCAATATAGCAATTCAATACAACATATGGTGCGGTGGAACCGCAAACGTTAAAACACAGTTTACTAAGTAGGAGGATAGCAATGGTAACAGCAGTACCTGAGAACCGTGGCGGAGACCGTCCTACTGCTCCACAGAATAATCCAATGAATATCAATCCAATGGGCGGTGATGGACAATCTGGTAGAGATTATTCAGGATTTGCTTATGGAATGAACAAAGAAATTAATCAACAAAAGGATGGCGCAAAATTGGCTAAGGCTCCAACTCCAACAGCGAAAGCACCTGTCACACAAAACCCATTAGATTCACTATTGGGTGAAGCAGTTGAGTTAGATGCTCCATATGAGGGCGCATTACCAGTATCTGATGGTGTTGGTGTTGGTCGTGGTAGAGGTGAAGAAGCACTTCCTACACGTATATTGAATCCAATTAATCAATCACAAGAACTTGATTTAATCAAGAAATACCTACCAGATTTAATGCAAGCAACCAGACTTCCTGGTGCACCTGATTCATATAAGAAACTAATTAATTATTTGAAAGCCCAGATACTGTGAAATGGGTAGAAAATTCATTCTTTGACCATTTAGACAAGTTCGCAAATTCTTTAGGTTACGATAACTTTGGAATTGCATTATCACTTGCAATGGT